AATACATATTTTGCAATATGTTCTCTATCTTGATTTCCATCAATACTAACAATTTGTCTTTCAAGTTTAGTAGTAATTGTTGGAGGTACAACACCTGGAGGGTATTTAGACATTAACTTATTAATCTCTTCGTTTTCACCCATAGTAAGTAGTCTACAAAGTACCGAATTACCACTTTTTGGTAATTTAATCTCAAACAATCCTTCACTATTTGGTTCGTTTTCTACTTCGTTAAAATCTAACTCATCTAATCTAACGGTATGGTTAAACTCGTTGTTTGTACCGGGGTCTCTTAAAACAAAATTATAGTCAGGGCCGAAAGAAGTGTTTCTTAAGAAGATTAGAATTGCCTCCAAATCACCCTCCAACAAATCTTCAACTCTTAAATCCGGTTCATAAATTTTGTTCTTAACTAATTTATTAACCACATTGTCAGTTCTACTTGCGGAAATCAAAATGTTTTCATCTTGTGCGGTTAAATAACCGACCTTAACACTTTTTTTCTTGTTTTTATAGAATTTACCTTGCGAAGGAAGAGTTACCACATCATGTGGTAAATTAAATTCTTGTTGTCCGTATTGTTTTGAATCTTCCATAATTTTACATAAAAAAAAACCATAGGGAATAAACCCTATGGTTAAATATATAACTTAATGATTTTTTATCAATAGTATTAGTAAACCAAAATACATCTATCAGGACGTAATGTTGCTGTAATTGTTGCCAACGCATCATCACTATATCCTAAACTATCAAAGTTAACATCAGTTAAGAAAGTACCCTGTAAAATCCACTTTTCAACCGCAACTCCTGTTGGGTCTAACATTTCAAGGTCAAGGTCTTTTTTATATCCTGCCGCGTAACCCATACGACCTGTTACTGATTCTGCAGTTAATCTAACCCACTCCATAAGTGCTTGTGAAGCTGAAGGTCCGATTGGGTCTCTAAACGTTACGTTAATCGTATTCCACGTAAATCTACCTGCAACATATGTTGAGGTGTTTAAGAACGGAATCTCTGTTGCGTTTATCTGTACGTTTGGTCTTGAAGTAGACTCAACGTACCACGAATTTATACCTAATGAAGAAGGAAAACTAAGGATAAATCTATTTTTCCTTTTTGGTTCATACGGTACGGGCATTTTCATTAATAAATCAGCCATAGTATTTTGGTTTTAAATTTCTTGTTTATTTAATTATAAATATCAGCTAAAAACTTTTTTCTCTTTACTTTTACTTTTTTCGTAGTAAAATCTCTAACTAGAAGTTAAAACTTAAAGAATATTATACTTCTTTCTTTTCTCCTCCTTTTGTTAAATATGTTTTAACCGGACTTTCATCTTCATATTCTTTATCTAAAAATGATTTTATAGATTCAATATTACCTGGGTCATCATCAGAAAACCCTATCTGAGGTACAAAATTGTTAGTAACATCATTAGTAAATGATACTTTCTTACCTAGTTTCTGGCTCTGATATTTAACATAGTTAATAAATTCTCTTAAAGCTTTTATTTTTCCTTCTTCAGGATTAGATGCAGACCCCTCACCATAAGTAACGGGGTGATACTTACACATGTCCAAATATTCTTTAATTAATAGTTGGTCATCTTTCATTACCTCACCTGACAAATCACGATATTCTTTTAGGTTACTTACTAAGGTTTGAGCGTTAATCCCATTGTGATTGGTCACAATCATATTATATATTGAGTCCCTTAAAACAGAAGGTGTGTGACCCCTTGCGGTAATAATAGCAAAAATAGACCCTCCATTAATACATTCCACAAAATCGTCCCACGAGGGACCAGGTTCCGCTAATAGAGAGTCTACAATGAACTTTTTATCACCCTCTACTCCGAAGTTTCTATAAGGATTTTCTGCATAACCAACAATAATTTCACCTTTATAATCAAAAGGTTCTTTACCTATTCTTTGTCTATACTCAGCAAAGTCTTCAGTAGACATACCTACTTCATAACCTTCTTCAGTGTTTAACATTATCTGTGTCGGCATAATGACAATATTGTCATCCCAATCAAAAGCATAATACTTTAAATCAGGTTGACCTTCCTCAATACCTTCCTTAATAAAGAACAAATCGTTTAGATTTTTTCTTATCCTGTTTTTTAGACTCATAAAATTACTTATTTAATTTCTCAATTAATCTTTCTAACTGAGATTCGGTCATAATTATATTCTGAGGTTTTTCAGAATAAGTTTTAACTCCATTACTCTTCATTTCTAAAGACTCTCTTAAGTTTTTCTTTTTGAATTCCATTATTTTATTTTTTTAAACGTTTAAATATAAATTGATAAATGGGGGACACCTAAGTATCCCCCATTATATAATTATCAGATATCCTCAAAAGATGCTCCTGTTGGAGTAATCAAGAATTCAATGTCAATGAATTCAAGTGCTCTTGTTGGTTTTAGATAAATCTTACCCACTAGTTGGTTTGCATCTAAGTCTTCGGGTGTGTTTTGAACCACAACTCTAAAGTCAATCAAACCTCGGTCTCTTCTAATACCATCTAAGATTGGGTTTACTGAATCTAAGAACTCCTGTCTTACTTGGTCATCATTTTGTTCAAACAATAATCTAACCGCTACCGCTGAAATCAACTTACGAGCTTGTAACAATAATCTTCTAACATTGATTCTGTCAAGTGCAGATTCTTTAACTTGTGTTGTTTTGTTACCCCAAATTACTGTACCGACATCAGAGAACGTTGCAATTGGGTTAATTCTACCCTTATAAAGAATGTCTCTATCGTCTTGTGTTAACTTCTTACGTGCCTTAATACCGTTAACAAGACCTCTTGTATAACCCGCTGACGCGAACCATGGGAAGGCGATGTTATCAGTTAACGCTAAGTTTCTTGTTACTTCCGCAGTTGGAGGTAAGTAGATTTGAGTATTATTAACCGAATCTCTTGTTAAAATCCATGGGTAATAAGTTGCAGTGTAGTTTGAATCTATACCTGTATCTTCTAAGTTTTCAGTTGCCTCTTGTGGGTAAATGAAATCTGTTGTGAAGTCAGACGTTGTATTTGTAAACATCTGATAGTCAGGTGTTGTACAGATGTAAATAGAGTCTGCTCTGTCTGTCTCAATCATTTCGATTGCATTTTCAACAAGATTAGAGTTATTTACATAGTCAATACCTGGTGTAGTAAATACGTTGATGTTTACTGCCTCAGGGTTTACAAATGTCCACTGTCCCCATAGATATGCGTAGTAGTCAGAGTTACCCCAATCCTGTTTGTCTGGACCTGTGATTGTTCTGAACGCACCCCATCCTGTACCATTAGGGAATCTTATAGAAGGTGCGGTTCCTTTCAAGTAACCACTGTTACCTAAGATAAATCTATCACCATTTGTTCTGTACTCTCTGTAAATGTCCCATCCATCAAAACCACCTGTTGGTATTAGAGTGAATTTACGAGCATTTAATCTATAGTATGGACTATTTGAACCTGGTTCACTTCTAAATTCTGCAGAACCAACCTCAAACGCTGAAGTACCTGATGTAGTATAGGCTGCTGGAATTGTAACGACAGTGGCTCCTGAGTCCATGTGGTAACCCTTAGTAAGAACTGCCCATGGTGAAGACTCTGTGGCGTTTTCCAAATCGGTAGGGTTTTGTTTACCCTTATATGATGCAAAGTCTGCATCGATACCGACAGTATTTGATACACCTAAGTAAACCTTTCTTGGATTGTCTCCAGAACTTCTTGTTACGTTATCTCCGTTAGCACTACCGAATGGTGGATTGTATAATACTTCACCCGCTTCGTCATACTTAGTTTTATAAATCAAATGAGGTGATTTAAATGAACTGTACTGTCTTGTTTGGTAACCTCTAAATCCACAAGGTAATGCGTCTATTGGTGATTCCTCGTTTAATTCTAACATAATGTATCTTGACTTAAGTTCAAAATCACCGTTAGCTGTACCAACCTTCTTACCAACATAACTGTTCAAGTTAGGGTCCATAGTACAATTTGTAAATTTCTCAAGTACTACTGGTGCTGAGTCGGTATCGTAAAAATCTCTAACAATTATATCAAATGTTAAATTATTAAATGAGATATTAGCCAAAGATATTTTAATTTCTCTGTTAGCGTTATTACCATCAGAAATTGTGATGAACTTAAATAGGTTGAACACTTCATTACCACGTAGTTCTGAAACCACGAAAGGAGTGTCAGGCGTTTGATATCTATCCAAGTACCAACCGATACCTGTATTATCAGTATCGCCTTTTGCACTTTGTAAATTTAACAACTCAGTATTTAAACCTCTAATCTTACCCTCAAGGTAACCTGTATTTAATAAGTTATAATAGAGTTCCTCTACGAATATTGGAACGTCCTCTCTGTTCTTACTAAAGTTAGACATACCCAATACTTTAGAAATAAAGTTAGAGTCCGACAAATCTAATGAAGTTGTGAATGTGAACGTTTCAGAGTCTTTAGTGATACCTGAAATTTGGAAATTACTAAATGGATTTTTTGTCACTCCTGAGTACGCTCCACTTGTATTTAATACAACATCAGTTAAACCTGTTACTACATAATCAGGACCGTTATCCGTACTATAAGTGGTAATACCTCTTGAACGTAATGTAGAAATTACCATTTCGTGATAATCTGTTATTGGAGTGCCTGAATAGTTTGTTACGTAAACAACACCTCCACCTGTATAATCGTTACCTGAACTATTAGTTAAACCAGTAATCGATAATCCAAAACCAACACCGTTATACACATCGTTACCATTATATGGGAATAATGAGTAATACCAACTATCATTTTCAGAAGCGGTTAAGTCAGCAACATCTGTAGTAATACCATCAACGTCAAACACGTTAGTAGTCCCTGTCCAAGTACCTGACGCACCTGTAATACTATCATAAGTACTTCCACTTACAGTACCGAATACGTATGCGGTTTTACCTGAACTAGCAGGTTGTGCAATATTACTGTACGCTAAAGTTTTAAAGTCGTCTTCAATTGTAGATACTCCACCAGCAAATGTAGTATATGGATGAGTAAATACGTTTTTAATTGAATTAGGTAAATTAGAGTAATCTGTAATTTCGGTATTAGTACTTGTTCCTGAAGTACCTGAGAATGAAATTGAGTATGCTGTTACGGGTGCTGTTGTAACAGTTACAGTTGATTTATCAACGTTACCAATTGTTGAAATTGACCATGATGGACCCGCATCATAACCCGATAAACCAAGAACTCTTGTTACAAATAATTGGTTTGATTGTTGTAAGTATGCTTTTGCAATATATGCTGCCTCATATTTAGGTATTTGAGTGTTTAAAAATCTCGTTGGACTTGTACCACCAAAATACGAAGTGAACTCATCAAAATTAGTGATGAAAATAGGTTCAAATGCTGGTCCTGATAAGGTCTCACCAACAATACCCAGTGTTGTTACACCGACACTTTGTGCTACAAAACTTAAATCTCTTTCTGATGTATATACACCGGGAGATAC